TATACCACTCATTGACCTAGAGACTATGATGCCTGTACTAATGGGTATGCTTGGTCTTGGCGCTATGCGCTCTTATGAAAAAACCAAGGGCGTATCGAGGGAAAAGTAAATGGCATTACGACCTACTAAAGGAATGTTGACAGGATCTAAAGAGACTAAGACTTTGCCCGGAGAGTCTGGTCCTTTTGACCCTAATGCTGGTACTCCTACTTCTTTTGACAATGAGATACCTCCGGGCGATATTCCCGGACCTAGCATTCCCGGAGACGGTGAAATTAGAATCAACGGTCGCCTTGTAACTACTGATGACGTCTTTGAAATGCTTATGGCTATTATGGCCGGTACTCAAGGCGTTCCTGAAGGCACTTCTGCGGAGGTACTTGCTCGTCTTCAAGGCAGAGGTATAACCACTCAAGAGCAACTAGACGCTGCTATTACACAAATAGTAACTGAGTCTTTTGACAGAGCGCAAGAGATTGTTGACACAATGTATGACAATCCTGAAGAACTTGCGGACATGGAAGATCCGGGTGAGTTGACCAAGTTGTTTATAGAACAAGGCGGTATGTCTTTTGCTGGTGTTGCTCCTCCTGTTGCTACTACAACCACAGTAACTGGTAGAGAAGTTGCTGTAACTGAAGGTGGCGGCATATCAGGAAATATATTTGATATTCTTGAAACTGGGGGTCGAGTTTTTGGTGAAAATGTTCCTGTAGTATTACGCGATGTAGACGGAAATCCTATAACAGACGAAAACGGCGATCTTGTAACAGTAGAAGAATATCGTCCCGGCATTTTAGATGTAATGATTCCTCATCTTCCCGGAATATCATTACCTAATTGGATGCCTTCTGCTGGCGTTATTTTTCTTCCTACAATACAAGAAGCTGTAAACAAAGTATGGACAATAATCGACGAAACAGATATTGGAGAAGCGTGGGAAGAAGGTGACATTGGCGAAGTACTAAACGACATTGGTGAAATTATTGTTCGTTCTGGAGAAGCTGCTGCTGGCGTACTTGAAGAAAAAGTTAGTGAAATTATTGGCACTATTACAGGAGCTATTTCAGACCCTACCAAAGCAGGTACTGTTCTTGGTGGCGTTATTGGAACAGCGTTTCCTTCTATACCTCAATGGCTTCCTCCCTTAATTTTAGATCCTCGTGTTTACGGCGCAGTGCGTAATGTACTAACACAAAACTTTAATACGCCTGACGAAGATTTTCCTCCTATTACTCAAGACCCAGAACAAGACTCTGCCCTTATGTTTACCAACAGGGGTGACAACTACTTTGTAAGTAGTGAGGGCGATGAGTACTTCCAGTTAGCCGAAAGCGAAGACATTGACTTTGAGTTTAACGGTCAGTACACCAGAGAGCAGCTAGAAAACACTGGACTAGAGACAATCAACTCTGGTACGTATCAGTCACTGTTGGATGATCTGTCGTCTCAGGCAGTAGAAGAAGACATCTATCAGTACTCTATAGAAGATCTGGTAGCGCGTTACGAAGAAGAAGGAGGAATACTTCCCGGTGACTGGAAAGAGATGGATGAGGAGTCGCGGTACAACTACTTCTTAGACGACTACTTTGACATCCCTACTCGTGTTGAAGACCCTGATAAAGATGATTTACCGGGTGACGAAGAACCTCCTGTAGAGCCACCTGTAGAGCCACCTACAGACGAGCCTGAGCCACCTGTAGAACCACCGCCTACAGAGCAACCAGAGCCTGAACCAGAGCCTCCTACAGACGAACCTGAGCCAGAGCCTGAGGTAGACACATCAGTAATTGAAGGTTTGTTTGCTGACTTCTTGGCACAACTAGACGAAGAGTTTACAGGTCAACAAGAGCAGATCAACGAGATCATTCAGAACTTTGTTGAGACACTGCCTGACTTTGACGCAATGCCTACAATGGAGGACATTGCTGAGTACTTTGAAATCAACGGTGTCACACTGTCAGAGCAGAACTTTGAGCGTATACGTCAAGAGTTAGCTGATGCAGGTTACCTGACACAAGAGCAGTTGACAGAAGCGTTGGCTGGTGTTGCTACGCCAGAGCAAGTACAACAGGCTATTGAAGGTGCTGGCTTTGCTACACCGGAGCAGGTAATACAAGCGTTAGCAGAAGCAGGTTATGCTACTCCAGACGACATTACTAATGCACTGGCTAACTCAGGGTTTGTTACAGAAGATCGTATGTTACAAGCCTTGGCAGAGGCTGGATATGCTACGCCTGAACAAGTACGAGAAATAGTTGACAACGCTGTTTCTAACATTGTTATACCTGAGGGCGCAACTGCTGAAGAAGTACGACAGCTAATCCAAGAGGCTATTGACGGTATACCTGAGGGTATTTCTCTTGAAGACGTAGGCGACGTAGTTAACGAAGCTATCGCTAACATAGAGTTCCCTGAAGGACTATCAGAAAGTGACGTACGTGGTATTGTAGACAGCTTTGGGTTTGCTACTTCTGCTGACGTACAGGCTGGCTTTGAAGATCTTAATCAACGTTTTGATGACGCTATTAACGGTATTGCTACACAGTTTAGCGACCAAGAAGCAGAGTTCCTGGCTAGTATTACAGGACTTGAGGCTTCTTTAATTCAGTCTCTTGCAGCAGTAGAAGGTGGACTCAGTGCTGAACTAGAGATGCTAGGCACTGACTTAATATCTTTACAAGAAGACGTAGCAGGACGCTTTGATGAGTTTGAAGCGTTTACTTCAGAGCAGTTTGAACTTGCATCGACTGAACGTCAACAACTACAGCAAGCTATTATTGCGGCTAACGGTGACATTACACAGCTAAGTGCTGACATGCAACAGATGTTTGCAGACTTTGGTGGCACTATTTCTGATCTGTTTGCTGGCGTAGGTGTTGACATTGAAGCACTACAAGCAGGACAGATAACGCAGCAGGAAGCACTAGACCAACTGCGTACGTCTATAGGCCAACAGTTTACTACGGCACAGGAAGAACGTCAGGAGCTACAACAGGCAATCATAGCTGTCGGTGGTGACGTAACTCAGCTTAGTGACGACATGATGCTACGGTTCCAACAACAGGACCAAAGCATAGAGGAACTGTTTGCTGGTACTAACGTAAACATTGAAGCATTACGTCAAGGTCAAATAACACAACAAGAAGCATTTGACGCTTACCAGCAGTACACAACAGAACAGTTTGGTCAGGCACAGCAGGACCGTTTAGCACTAGCTCAGGAAATAATTAGTGTTGGTGGTCAGGTAGAAGCTCTTAGCTTTGACAGTCAACAACGGTTTGCTGAACTAGGTTTGTCTCTTTCTGATCTGCAGGAAGAATTTAACGTAAACCTAGTTGGTTTACAGCAGGGACAGATCAGTCAAGCTGAAGCGTTTGGTCAGTTTAGAGATAGTGTTACTACGCGGCTGGGCTTGGCAGAAGAAGAACGTGAAGAAATACTAACACGTCAAGCTGAGTTTGAAGCAATGTACGGTGAAAATCAGCAGGCACTGCAGGAACAAATTACTACTGGTAACTTACTAACTATGTTAGCTGGCGGCGGTATGTTCGGTGGAGGTGCTGCGCCTGCTAGAGCGCCTTATAAAGAGTTTACAAAAGGTATTACGTACCGCCCTAGAGAAGCAGTACCGCTTGCTATTAAAACGCCAGCTTTAGATTACAACGAAGAAGCACAAAAATTATTAATGCGGACACGCAGACGAGGAATGTTGGTATGACGTACCTTAACCTAATGAATAGCGTACTACGTCGATTACGAGAAGAAGAAACGACATCGGTTACTAGTACTACCTACGTTAAGATGGTAGGTGATTTTATTAATGATGCAAAGAAAATGGTAGAAGAAGCCTCTGATTGGTCTGCCTTGCGAGATACTATTGTTATTAGTACTACTGCATCAGACAACAGCTACTCACTTACTGGTGGTAGTGACAACGTAAAAGTAATGTCAGTACTTAACGATACTGAAAATTGTTTTATGGGTTATCAGACTAAGGACTGGTTTAATGAGCAGCTGTATTTGGTTGATGCTGCAGAAGGCGCACCACGGTACTACACGTACAACGGTCTAGACTCTAGCGGTGATACAGAAGTTCTTGTAGGACCAACTCCTGATGCTGTGTACAGCTTAAGGTTTGATGTCGTAAAAAGACAAGCAGATCTTTCAGCTAATGATGATTCGTTGCTTGTTCCTGCAATGCCTGTTGTTCACCTTGCTGTAGCGTTGCTTGCACGAGAGCGCGGTGAAACTGGCGGTACTTCTGTTGCTGAGTACTTCCAGATTGCTGATAAGTTTTTGTCTGACGCTATTGCTATAGACGCAGCAAAGCACCCTGAAGAGATGGTATTTAGGACTATTTGATATGGCTCAACAACTGCAAAGTATCAATCTTGTAGCTCCAGCGTTTAAAGGTGTTAACACCGAAGACTCGCCGTTGGCTCAAGGCCCGTCGTTTGCAGAGATTGCAGACAACGCTGTGATTGACAAACGTGGTCGTATTGCTGCACGTAAGGGCCACACTGTTGTAACAACAAACAAGACTGTACTGGGCACTGACTCGTTACGGGCTATCAAAGAGTACAAGGACAACGCAGGAAACACCAAGATATTTTCTGTTGGCAACAACAAGATTATGAGTGGCACAACTACGTTGGCAGACGAGACTCCCGGCAGTTACACAATCAGTGCTAACAATTGGAAGATTGTAAACTTTAATGACCACTTGTTTTTCTTTCAACGTGGTTATGAGCCTTTAGTTTATTCTAATCATGCTGGTGTTGTAGAGAAAATGTCAACACACGCCCACGCTACTGGTGTTGCTAGTACTATGTACGGCCATGAGGTGTTAGCGGCGTATGGACGTTTATGGACTGCGGACTTTAGTACTAACAAGTCTACTATTTATTGGTCAGACCTGTTAGACGGAGTTGCTTGGTCAGGTGGATCTAGTGGCAACATTGACGTGTCTAAGGTGTGGCCTGACGGTTACGACGAGATTGTAGCTTTAGCAGCACACAACGGCTTGTTGATTATCTTTGGTAAGCACAGCATTATTGTGTACGACGGTGCTACTTCTCCTGCTTCTATGACTTTGTCAGATACCGTAGCGGGCATTGGTTGCGTCAACAGGGACACTGTGCAGTACACGGGTACAGACGTGCTGTTCTTGTCGCACACAGGACTTAAGAGCTTTGGTAGGACAATACAAGAAAAGTCAATGCCTATCAGCAGCTTGTCCGGCAACATTACTAAGGACATCATTGCTGCACTACAGAATGAGACAGAGTTTTTTAGAACTGTATACAGTCCAGAAGAAGGTTTCTACCTGCTAACCTTTACTGGTCAGGATGTTACTTATTGTTTTGACGTGCGTAGTACTTTAGAGAATGGATCATACCGTGTTACTCGTTGGCCTTCTACTAAGTTTACATCATTTACACGATTAGAGAACGGTACGTTGTACATTGGTACCAGCAACGGTATCAGCACGTACACAGGTTACAGTGACAACGGCAGTGGTTACAGATTTAAATACTACAGCCCAAGCTTAACATTTGGCGATAGCTCTAGAGTTAAGATTTTAAAGAAGTTAAAGCCTACTCTTGTTGGTGCAAACAACGCAACAGTGTTTCTTAAGTGGGCTTACAACTTTGAAACAACATATGCTACTGCAGAGTTTACAGTAGGTAACCAGATTACTGGTTTTTATGGTGAGAGTGAGTACACCACCGTAGAGTTTACAGCAGGTCAGTTGACCAATGCAAGAGTACTTAATACAACAGGATATGGAACAAGTGTGCAAGTAGGGCTAGAGTCAGAAATAAACGGCTTTGCTTTGTCACTACAAGAAATTAACGTAATGGCTTTAATAGGAAAGCTGCTTTAATTAGGAGAAAACGATGGCTGAAGAAAACTCAGACAAAGGGTTTATGGATATGTTGGGGGATCTTGGGTCGTACCTGATGCAACCAGACGTTCTCCTTCCGGGTGTTGTTGGCGGTTTGCTAACAGGAGAGGCTTATGGTCGTCTTAGCGATATAGGACGAGAGGCAAGAACAGGTGCTGAGGCTCTTGCTGCACAACAAATGGAGCAGACACAGTTTAGACCATTCACTGTGACTACTGCTACTGGTGCTGGCATGGGTACTCAGGTAACGCCTGAAGGTGGTTTTGAAACTACTATGGGGCTGTCTCCACAAGAAGTTGCTTTGCAGAATCAACTACTAGGAGGCGCTGGTGGTTTTTTTGGTCAAGCAGTACAGCCTAGAGAAGCACGTGAGCAGGCTATCTTTGAGCGTATGCGTAGAGCACAACGTCCTGAAGAAGAGCGACAACGTCTTGCACTTGAAGAGCGTTTAGCAGGGCAAGGTAGACTTGGTGTTAGTTCTGCTGCTTATGGAGGCGCTACTCCTGAGATGTTAGCTATGGCTACAGCGCAAGAAGAAGCACGTAACAGAGCTATGCTAGGGGCTATGCAGCAGGCTCAAGCAGAACAAATGCAACAAGCAGCATTAGGACAACAGTTCCTTGGTGCAGGTTACTTACCTCAGCAACAGCTTATGGCCGCTACTCAGCCTTCACAGCAATTAGCAGCGTTGCAGAATCAACTTCAAATACAAGGTGCTGGGTTGTTTGGTGAAGCAACTATGTCGGGTCTTGAAGCTCAGTTGGTTGCAGAACAGGCACGAGCTAACTTACTAGGACAAACAGGTACTGGTCTTTTACAAGGCGCGTTAACTCCTAGTACAACGTCAACTGAAGCAGCTATAATTAAGAAAATTCTTGGAGGCTAAACATGGCTAAGTTTTCACAAGCGTTCCTGCAAGGACTCTTACAGCCTACTTATCAAGAAGGTTTGTTTACTTCTGCACAACAAGCAGCACAACTTCCGGATAAGCTAAAGCAACAGCAGCAAATGCAAGCTTACAGGCAAATGGATCCTTTGCAACGTCTAGATTACGGAATTGCTGTTGCAAAAACACCTGCAGAAATACAAGAGGCTCAAGCCGCTAAAGATGCTTTCATGAAAGAAAAGGCACAGAGATCTATTAACATGCTAGAAGCCGCTAGAGCTTCTTCAGATGATCCAACCCTTCAAAGAAACTATGAAAAATCAATGGCCGCTATAGCAGGTCAGTACAATATAGACCCCAAAGGTATTGTTGGCCGTACAGATGCAGAAGAACTTAGACAACTTCAAACAAATGCAGTACAGGACGCTGCTAATGAAAGGCAGTTAAGAGATCAAAGCAGGGCTATAGCGACTGCTTACAGGGGACTGTTATCTAGAAAAGACCAAGCAGGTGAAGGTGTCATTGAACAGTTTAAAAAGAATGTACAAGATACAAGCGCTGAACTTTATGCAGTTATAGAAGCTATAGATCAAACAGCTATAGAATCTGCTAACAGAGAAATGAGGCATCAAGAACTTTTAGAAAGCAGAGCTGAAAAAAAATCTTATCTTTCGACAACAAAACCTGTTGGTGAGTTAGAAACTCAAATAGATAGTTCTAAGTTAGAGCCTGCTATTAAGCAAGTATTGAAAGATAGAATAGCACGTCTTAAGGCACAGTACCCTGATTTCGCCAAAAAAGAAACATGGACACCTGCAGGTAGAAAGCAGCACGATGCAGAATATCAAGCAATTAATAAAGCTTTCTATGCTGAAGTCACAGATGCTGAAGCATTAAAAGCGCGAGAAAGAATACGAATGGCTAAACTTAGGGATAGTTTAGCAAAGATAGCTACTAAAACTCCTCCTCAGAATGTATGGGAGCAATACGTTCCTGCAGCAGAAGAAGAGTTAGGAAGTGGATTTTTAGGGTTTGGTGGTCCTAGTGAAGAACAACTTAATATAAGAGCAATAGAGTTAGCACGGTTGGCTATGCAGCGAGATGCATTAAATGCAGTCAACGCCGCTCGTGTTGCTAATGATTTAGAGGCTTTGTCTTTAGAGGAAGTATTAGGTACTGATCTTAGTGTTGTTACGCCTACTGAGGTTCCAGAGCCTGTTGAAGAAAGAGAAACGACAGACTTAACTAAAGCCGACAGTATAGTAGGAGTTTAGTATGGTCGATAGAGTTCAAGCGTACGCAAGCTGGCTCATCGAAAACGAAGACAAAAAAGGAACTGCAGAGTTTGAAGAGGTGGCTAATGCTTATCGCTACCTTAGAGCAGAGCCAGAGCGTATTCGTTTAGAGAAAGAGTTAGAACAAGCAGAGCAAGAAAGAGCAACGGCTGACTACAGGTTAGAAGCCGCTGAAGACACTATGCTTGAAAACTTAGCAGAAGGTATACAACAAACCTCTGCCGCTGGTGTAGGTGCTGCTGCTGACTTAGCTACACTTATTGCTTCTCCTATTACTTATGCTTATGAGAAAGCTACAGGCCAAGACGTACCTACTGGGCGTGAAGCACTGGCTATGATAGATCCCCGTCTAGATCCTAATCAACGCTTTGTAGAAGAAGATGTAGGTGCTTTTGCTACTCGTCTTGCAGGTGAGATGTCTGTCTTAGGTGGTGGTTTTGCTCAGGTAGCTAGAGACCCTGCAAAAATATCTTCTGCTATTAAAGACATTGCTGGTTTAGGTATGACCAAAACTCCTGTAACCGCAACAGCTTTGAAAGAAGGACCAGAGTTTGCAGAAAGACTAACCAGAGATTTAGCAGACCCTGATCGCAATTTTAATCTAGAAACTATTGAAGGTGTCAAGCAATTTGCTGATGATGCTGCTATTCGTTTTGACGTAGAACAAGCACGTCCTCAGTTTGATAACTTCGAGCAATGGCAGAAAGTAGAGCTACCTCGTTTTGAGGCACAGCAAGTTAAATTAGGAGAGCAGTGGGAAAAAGCAGCAGACCGTGTTAAAAAGGCAGAGAAAAGACAACAAAAAGCAATAGCGTCAGGAGACGAGGATAAGGTAGTCAAGGCAACTACTGCTTTAAATAAGGCAGAGCAAGAACTAGAAGCGTTAACAGCGCAAGCAGTAAAGGCTCCTGTACCTCCGTCTATTGCAAAAGGATCAGCAGAGCGTCGTGCTTTTATTAAACAGGAACTAGAACAAGCTGGTGTTGTAGACGACATGGTTAAGCAAGTTGTTTTACCTCAACGCTATCGAAAGCCTAAGCCGTTTGAAGAGCTAATAGAATACGACAAGATGGCAATGCGCGGGATGTACGATACTAATCCTAGTGCTTCCGTTAGTTTTTTTGGTAAAGCTTTACGCCCTACTTCTGCTATTGTAACTAAGTTTGCGGGTCCACGTGTAGGTGCTATCTTTGCATCGTCTTTTGAAACAGCAGGACGTAATCAAGAACTTTTATACAATAAGTACTTTGACGATAAAGTTAAAGACAGTCTTGCTGAGTTAATTGATTGGGGCAATAATCCAATGAATAAAGCTATGTTTCTTGATTTACACCACCAGCCTGAGAATTTAAAAACACTTCTTAGTAATGCATCAGACGAACTCAGCAGACCAGCTTATAATTTGTTTAAGCAATTAGTGGCAGATTCTAAAGCTCATCAATCTAGTGTAAGAGGTCTGTACAAAGAAGACGTACTTAAAGATGAAGTTTACTGGGCATCAGGTATTAAACGTTCTGCGTTAGACGACGAAGAAACTTTAGGCACTGCTATTGAAACAGGGACAATTATAAATCCTGGCTCTAAAGAACGTAGCAGAAAAATAGCCCAAGAGATGGAGCTAGATGAGCTTGACGAGTATTCAAGTCCTATACTTGAACAAATTAATCGTATGTCGCACGAGCAGATGCTTATTGAACTGTCTAAAAACTTTAGAATGCGTCCTAGTATACCGTTAAACGGTAACAGTAATGATTTTTTTAGAGAGATGCAACGTACTATCCAAGCTCAAACACAGTCGCCGACTGTAGCAAAGCGTGTAGCAGAAATGGCTAACACAACATACTTAGGTGCTAAAACATCTACAGGTAGTTTTGTTACTGCATGGATGAAGCAGGCTTATGGTGGTACGCTAGGTCAGTTTGATTCTGCTTTTCTTAACTTGCATGATTCTACTATATCAATGGTAAAAAGCGGTGTCAAACCTACGTTAAGAGCTATCCTTAATAGAGAAGGAATGAGGATTGAAGACTTCGGCATAGGTGGTACTAATAAAAATATAGGAGAGTTTCAAGCAGGATTTGACGAAGGATTAGAAAAAGCTTTTTATGAAAAGGCTGCAGATAAGTATCAAGACATTGGCTTTAAGTGGTCTGCCTTTAGACTATCGGATAGGAAAGGCAAAGGTATTACTCTTCGTTCTGCATTCAATGCTATGAGAGACTCTGCGACTAATGCACAAAAATTTAAAGATGATTTTTCTGTTTATTTTTCTGCGAGAGAACGTGCTTTAATAAGACCTCATTTAGTAAAAGGCACTGATGTAAATGACATGCCTGAACAAGTTAAACAGATAGTACTAAGAGGTATGTTTACACGGCTAGGTGAACAACAACTTATTTCTGCTGCAGGTCGTCCTTTGTATTACTTAAACAAGCCTTATGCAAATCTTGTTCGTCCTTTGTATGCACTGTCAGGGTTTGCCATTATGCAGGGCGAGCTACTAAAGCAAGGTATTATTGACAACATAGCCAAAGGAAACTACAAAGCTGCTGGTAATTTTTCAGCACGTTACATGGCGTACGCTGGTTTAGGTTATGGGATCATTGATGAGTTAAGAGGAATACCACAATGGATTCTAGGTAATGAGGACAAAGAACCTACTATCGAAGACATTGTTATAAAAGCAGCCAGCCAGCCTGTACAGGTAGCTACTTATGGGCGGTTAGGTGATCAGTATTCCACTAAAAAGTTTTTAGATTCTCCTGTTGATCATACCATTGAATCTTTAGCACCTCCTAGTGGACTTGTTGGTAATTTATCTAAAGATGTTGCAGACGTTGTAACAGGAAAAGATACAAAGTATGAGACGCTAAAAAGTTTTCCGGGCGGTGAAGAGCTACGTGCTGTATTGATGGAGGATAGGTAATGGACTTTGAAACAGCACGTATTAAACGTACACAGTTTCCTCAAGAAGAAGTAGTAGTAACAGCTTCTCGTACTAAAGGACAAGCAGAACAAGCTTTGTCAGATGAGTTTGTTATTGACATGGTTAATCGTTTACCAACAGAAGGGCAACCCGGAACTCCTTTAGGTTTTATGATGGGTCTTGGTCTTAGTAATCAAGACACTGACTTTCGTATGTTTAAAAAACCTGCTCGTGCAAGAGGCCGTACTGTTTATGGTGCTTACCTTCCAGAAGGAGAAGAGTTTGCTGCTGATAGAGAACAGATAGGAGGCATGCTTACTTCAAATAAAAGTAGCACGGTAACACCGTATAAGGGAGAGAAAGATATACTTTACTATACGCCTCAGCATGTTGTTGAGCAGAGAGGCGTGGCAGATAGAATAGGAGAAAGCGATACGTTTGCTCATGAGCTTTTTCACAAAGGATCTGTCATTGCATTGCCTGTTATAGAAGACATGCTCCAAGAAAAAGGCGGTCCTCTTAAGTTAATGTCTTTAAACAAAGATAAGCTAAGAAAATTTAAGCAGTCGTTTGAAGACGACAGAAGCCATAGTAAATATTTAGATGCTATGGACAAATATTATCTTGTTGGTGGCGATGTTTCTAAGCTGTCCAAAGAAGAACAGCAGACAATAAACGATGTTAAAGTTATCAGCACGACTGTAGAAAACTATCTAAGGTCTGATAAGAAAGATAAATACGACATTAGACTACCTACTAAAGCAGCTAAACCTAAAAAGAAAGGGTTGTTTGAGAAATAAAAAAGGGGCCGAAGCCCCAGTAAGTTACAACTCACAGTTATTACCCGTGCAGGCTAACTGCTGAGACCCTTCCGTCATGTCAGAGTTCTCAGAGATGTTCCAATCGATCGTCTCTGGGAATTCCTCCTTCAGCTTCTCATAGGTCTCTACGTCGATGGGTTCGTAAGGAGCCTGTTGGTACGTATGTTCGGAATAAGGCAGAAAACTAACACCGCTTATCTTATCGAACTTGTTGTACAACCACTGACCTACCTCAAGAAACTCATCATCACGATAGTAACACGTCATTGATGGTTTGTGTTCACACCAATAGTCTTGGTATATCTCCCATAGTTCTAACTGTTCCATAGCACCCATCTCAGAGGCCACCACAGCCCCGTCAGGAGACTTTATAGGGAAGGAGAATACCTTGGTACTGGGTGACATTACATCGTCTTCTACGGGGATTCCTGCGGCCTCGAGGACTGTACACAGTGGGTCTCTTGCATCTGCTCGTACTCGTCTGATGTACTGGTGTGCGTATCGTGGATGTATACCACTAGCAGAATCAACCAGTTGAGACACAGTACCGCTAGGCTTAACGGCGGTAATAGCAGTAGAAGTATTAATAGACAGTCGGTCAGCCCATGATTTATTCGTTCCGATAGCCTCTTCACGTAACTCAGTAAGCCATGTTTTGAGGACACCTTTATCTCTCCTTCCCGACAACGTCGGATGATCCATGATGCCTGTTAGTGATACACCAAGCAGTGCTTCTTCTTCAGTGTTGTTCTTCCACACCTTACGCAGGTAACGGAAGTCAGTCAAGGTAGCCTGTAAAGTTCCAAGGATAGTCGCAACACGAACTTTTCGTTTGAGGTCTGAGAGCGTATCTGTTGCCCTGACAACAACTTCCGATAGATTGCAGAATTGGTAAGGTCGTAGGATGATCTCGCTACATGGATTAGTTCCAAAATCATAGGTAGCATCTCGTCGGTCGTTCTTTGCAGCTTGCTTTTGACTTGCGACTCTAGAGAACATACCTCGCTCTCCTGATCGGGACTCGTATAAACTTTTCCACTCATTTAGGAATGCCTCAAAGTCTGGCTTCTCTGTGTAACATGCACTGTTGTTGGCTAGGCCACGCTGCGGATTGTCTTGCCACCACTGGCCTGACTTGCATCGTCGGAGTCTATCGTCAGTGAGGTTAGACAAACTGATGAGAGCACTTCTGCGAACTCCCCCGACAACGACGATCTGTGCAATCTTACAGCAGAGATCGTGACATTCGATTGAGGAGAGTTTACGTCCATGAGCTTCCCGAAAGACGTCAACGGTGAAGTTAAACAGATCGACAAGAGGTTCTGGACCAGATGCTCTACCGCCGAAGGTCTTAAGGGTTGCGCCTGCAGGTCGTACTCCAGATATGTCCCACTTTGGAAGCTGACCCGAATAGAGCAAGCTAATAAGTTCTCTGTATGCTTTAGCCCAGCCAATTTTAGAATCGGCGACGTGTATAACGGTATCGGTGTCATGGAATTCCTCTGCTACTTCAGGTAGTTTGGTTACGTATTGACGCTCAACGCTAAAACCTACGCCTGTACCGCACATCAGGACGTACATCATCTCGTCAAACGCTTTAGGATGATCAATAGGTAGGTAGCTACAGTTGAAGCCAGCTACGTTGTCACGATCTAGTGCTTCCCCTGCAGTCATCAACGCTCTCATACTGGGCATGACATCTAAGTTATGAATGTCTGCAAACATACCATTAGCTTCTTCTAATGTTAGTCTGCCTTTTTCAACCCAGAAGTTTAGGTACCTGTCAATTGTTTCTTCCCACGTCTCACGTCGCTGCTCATCTGGCAGGTAACGTGCATAGCGGGACTTGTGTATGTACTGTTGATATGCATCCATTAAATTAGTTCCTTAATTAATCTGTCAATGTACCAGCGACACTTACGTAAATCTTCTACTGGTTTACCTTTGTAATCATAGCGCCATAGGTACTTCAATGCGTTGCCTTTCAAGTAGCCATTGAACTCGTTGGCTGGCATAGATGCTTTGATTGCTTCGATAGCCTCGATAGCGCCTTTGTTGTAGTGGTCTGGTTGTTCTACGGGGTCTGCCTTTGGCTTCTTCAATATAGAAATACCGTCCCACTCTGCTGGAGTTGCGTCGTCAATACTCATTCCATCTCCTTAAACTTGTAGACTTTTTCTAGCACACGATCTGCAAACCGCTCTACCAGATCCTCTGCCGTGATCTCTAGTGCTTCCATGATTGTTACCTCATCGTAGTGTTCGGCAACGTGTTCCAACAACTCGTCGAACGTCATCCATACTTTCTCCTGAGGTAGTTCATACTAATTGGTAACTCATCGAACGATCCGTTGTTTACTTCGTTTAACATCCAGATTCCTGACCAGCTACCGTTAGTCTGAGGGTTCAGATAATCTTCAGAATGAGTATAAAAAATGCCAGCGAACAAACCAGTAATATTACTTCCATCTGCTTTTCTTGCATAAGCTATATCCCTATCCTGAACATGTCCCATGATACATGACATAAACTTTTTCTGCAACATGAGCTTCGCAGTGCTAACAGGACGACCCATCACACCGCTAGTGAAGTAATGACAGTAAGCTATACCGTCAATGATAATGGGTTGTAAGAACGGCACTACCTCCCAGCTATCTAAGTAGAAGTCGTTGTATGACATAAGCCCGTCTAGCTTGGAGTCTGATTCGATAGCTCGTTCTATTCTGTACTCGTGGTTGCCTAGAAGAAACACCATGCGAGGCTTCCACAGTCTACGTTTACCTTTACGTAGGCGTTTACGTTCTGCCTCAATGGGTTCTAGGAACCTAGCCATTGCCTCGTTACCAGCTTCAATGTCATTGACATAGCGTCTACCCTCGAACGACTTCTTCCCAACGTCATAGCTACTGAGACTTGGCATGTCCCAGTGATCCCCCAGATGAATGATAACGTCAGGTTTAGTTGCTGCGGCGTAGCGTCCTGCCCAGTACAAATGATCGAAGTTACTGTCGGGTTTTACTTGCGTATCAGGTATTACTAGATGCCTAGTCATAACCACTCCTTAGGAAGAGTGCTTGGTGTGTACCACTCAAATCCGTTCTTCTCTGCCCAGTCCCTCATACGATAACGACTACCGTCCTTCCGTCGTCTCGAACCCGGCATCGGTGTATTAGGATTCTGAAATACAAACACAAGATCTTCATATTTACCTAGCGCCTTACGTACCTCTACGTATTTACGCGCCTCCTCTCTAGTTCTGAATCTGCCTTTTACCTCTATGTACGTCATCCATCCAGCACTGTTGTAACAGAAGTCAGGCTCGTACATCTTAGGTATGATATAGCTGATCCTCTCCGCAGGGTGATATGAACAACTCTTCATGACACCATATAGTTTCTGCTCTAGCTTACTATCAAACTTCATCAGGTATCCTATACTTGTCATCAGAAGATCTGAGAAGGTATAGAAGCTGAAGGCTTTCATAGAGTCTATCAGCGTTGAGTTCATTGTCTTCGTATAACTTAAGACACCGCTCATACAGTTCCCTCTCTGTTGTCCAGTCTGCTAGTGCTTTCTCTGCTTTCTTCGGACCTATGCCGTGTACCCCTGCGATGTTGTCTACCCTGTCGCCCATCAAGGCTTGACGGTACAGCCACTCTGTTGCAAAGCGTTCGTCAACTTCCTTCATGATTTTCTTGGTGTAGTCATATATCTTAGTGGGTATCTGCAAAAAGTCTTTGTCAAGAGAACAGATAATAGACTTGTGTTCTAACTCAGTAGATTTGATAGCTATACAGTCATCAGCCTCCATGTTGTCAGAGAGTTCCGCTTTCCATGCATCGAGCATGTACTCACGGAGCAAGTCTTTATGCACTGGCTTACGTGCGGGACGGCTACCTTTGTAAGGCTGAGAAACAGCAACCTCGTTTCTGAAGTTGCTGCTGCCAGTAAGGTACAGCCTGTGATCGTTGTAATGCTCAGACAGATCAGAGATTATCTCAGAGATGTAGTTAGCCATAGTTTGGATTGCTATCTTCTCTGGTTCCTCGTCACAGGCAAAGCCTACACGATAGACAAGCATGTCACCGTCGATGAGTATCACACGGCTTCCTCGAGATTCATCTCAGGCTCATACTCTACGACGTTAGAGATAACCATGCGACGTAGGGTAGGTGAACGACCCTTCTTCTTCATGTACTCCCAGTCATAGAATCCAACAAGACACTTGGCTTCCGAACCGTTTGCAACGACAACACCCATGTCAGGATCATCCTCGTCATCAAGAGGTGTACGTCCTCTGATTAACAACTCCTCACCGTCAGGCTTAAACGCACGGTACTTGTTGTTTGACTTACAGGTGATGTAGTAACCACGCTCGTCACCTTTGTTGTTTACCTTCAGCCCCATGTCTTCGAGTGCTGTTACTGCCTCGTCTGACAAGAGAGCTAGATCAACCGTGTACTTGTTAGCAAGCTGGTTCTTCATGGTTAGGTTAGGCCAGTACAGTTGGCACTTAAGGTTTACGTTTGCTTCACTCATAATTAACTCCAGTTAATTTAACAGCTAATATTATACCACACATTTACGGATTGTGCTAATGCGTTTCGGCCCAGTTACTACCGATACGGTACTCGCCATCCAGTGGGCAGTTAAGGTTGAAGGTTTCGCCAGCCTGAACGATTGCCTGTACAGCAGACTTACCTACGTACTCAGCATCATCAGGATGACACTCTATTTGCCACTCATCGTGGACTTGTGCTACTAGCTTGAAGTCAACATGCTCAAGTAATTCATACAGATGTATCACAGCCTGCTTCATTACTATAGCACCTGCTCCCTGCAGTAGTGTGTTCAATGCAGCATGAGCAGAACGAACACGTAACCGTCTGCCATCGAGTCCGTCAAGGAACCCAGACCCTGCTTGCATTGCTATGTCTTCTCGTAGTTCAGCAAGTGCAGGTGTGTTCTCAAGGAACTTGTCTTTGAGTTCACCACCTTGTCTTGCATTGCCGCCTACGACAGATCCTATCTTGGCATTACCAGCACCGTACAAGAACGCATAAATGAATGTCTTAGCTTGCGCCCTTGTTTGTAACCCAGCCGCGTGTTGGTTAGCCGTATGTATATCACCTTCTAGGATTTCTTTCGTATACGCTCCGTCATCCATATAATGGGCGAGCATACGCAACTCCAGACCAGAAGCATCAGCACCCACAAGGACACGTTCATTAGGAACAATAAACAAGCTACGGCACTCAGTACCATAATCCGCATACACCGCAGGAACTTGTGCAAGGTTGGGACTAGAGTGCGCCATGCGTCCTGTAACCGCTCCGATGTGTTTAACTCTACCATGTATCCTCCCTTTGTTTTCTGCTTTGATCCACGACAGTACTTGAGAGTGTCGCTTCTGTAACAGCAGATACTCCAGCACCATCTTAGCTTCAGGTATGTGTAGGTTCTTCTTGAGAGTAGACTCATCCACCTTGTCCTTACCTGATGGTGTCTTCTCTTTCCATACAGCACCCTTTTGCTTCAGCCTCTCAGCTATCTGCTGACGTGACCCTACGTTGAAGTGAGTGTACCTCAATGGCAATGGTTTGCCTGTTGTCTTGTGATACCTCTGCTCCTCTGCGATGGGTGGGAATACATTCTGCAATGCAGCTTCAATTCCCAGCATCTTAGTTTCAAGCTGACGTTCTAGTTCTTTTGCACCAGTAAGATTGAAAGCAAACCCATTCTCTTCTTGCTCTCTGCATATGTGTGCAACAGAATGCTCGAGGTACACACTGGTGTCAGTGAAGTCATACATCTGTAGTTGTATGCACAGTGTTTCATACAACTTCTCTGTCACCGATACATCGCGCATACAGTACTGGATCATAGCCTCAGACAACTGACTCCAGTCATCATGATCTCCTTTAGGGAAACGTAACTTCTCACCCCACGTAGCTAGACTGTGACCACCCTGTACATCTGGATGGAATAGCCTCGACATCACTAGTGTATCCAACACACGATCAGAATGTACCCGTATGTCCCATAGCTTTTCCAGCACGGGTCCGTCAAAGCCTATGTAGTTGTGGCCGCATACGTGACCACCTCTAGCTAGTTCCTCGAACAGCGACTCCCTACAGGTATGGAGACAGTGATCCTCGTTTGGTCTCTTCGTCACCACGCAGTGTATTACCGATGGCTGGAGACCATCCGTTTCTATATCCAAGAACACTATATTCGTAGTAGGCAAGGTCCATCTCTTCTCGCTCTGTAAGTTCTCTACCATAGTTCTTCATCTCCAAGTTCTGTTCCTGAGTAACTATCCAGTTCCCCATCTTCGACATCGTATGATTCCTCCATGTCTGATAAATGTGCATAGTCTAAGTTGCCTTCAATGGTAACATCATCTTCGATTAGAAATCTACTACAGTTACCACATAAATCAACAAACTCCCCCGACCCAGTGAACTTACGTGTTAACTCGTAGTCATTGAGCATCTTGTTACATGCAACGCATCTCACTCCATTATCTCCGTCAACCGCCCTGAATCTTTATTATACAGCAACGAACAGGCTGGTCCAGTCATGCCGCTGAACCTGTTCTTTAGTACACGCACGTGTGTTGTGTTGCGTACCATCTTATCTTCTGCTTGTGCATTACGCTCTAGTCCAAGAACAATATCAGAAAGCTGAGCAATTGAAGCACTGCCACGAAGCTGACCCAGACTAGTAACTGCTCCATCCTCATGTCCTTTTCCTTCTGGTCTACGTAGGTGACTAACAACAAACATACATATCTCCATCTCCTGACAGAACATACGTAGCTTGGTCATGATCTCATCAATGGCTTTACGTTCATCGCCATTGGCTTGATCTGATACCAGAATGGATATGTGATCGAGGATGATGTACCTAACACCTAGTACCTTGACTTGGTAGCGAAACCTAGCCAGCACGTTTTCGATCTGGTTGGAGCCAAAGGAATCCCATAGTACAACACGGTCATCTAGATCTAACGTATTGAATACGTACTCTACCTCATCAGGGGAGTAATCACATCCGGGTAGGTGTATTGGTTTGTTGATCTGTAGACCCACTAGTCCACGGGCAGTACGGTCAGGTGTCTCTTCAAGGAATGCTAGACCTATCCTCTCGTTGGTCTGCGATGCAACGGAGAAGACTAGCTCACGCATGAACGTAGACTTACCTAAACCAGAGCCAGAACAGATGGTGACTAGCTCAGTCGGTCTCATACCAAAGGTCATGTCATCCAGTCCCTTGTAAGGATAGCGTACCTCTGCCTCCATCAATGGCTTCTTCATCGCCTCACGGAGTGACCCTATCATTACCATGCCGTCAGGTGTGTACACCTTTGCAGCCCACCACCGTTTGATGAAGTCATCCTTGTCGGCATTCATCAGATAGTCGGAAGCATCCTTGTGTTCACCGTGCTGGTAGATCTTTGCCTTACCACCAAACAGATCTGCACACTCATGTGCCGCCTTCTTACCATGCTCATCGTTGTCAAAGCAGAAGATGATGTTGTCGAATAGATCGAGGAACTCATACGCCCTACGACAATCCGCCGCCGCACCCTGCGCCCCATTACGAATAGAGACTACGGGGTACTTGTCACCAAACATCTGGTAGGCAGACAGGGCATCCATCTCCCCCTCGACTACGGTTATGTACTGCCCACCTGAAGGGAAGAGGTGTTGACCGAATAGACCTGCACGTTTCCAGTCTCCTTCGATGCTGAACTTCTTCTCAGGTGTACGCTTTTTAACTGCAGTTAATTCGCCATCAGCTGTGTGATATCCAAAGTGCACCTCGTCACCGTACAGAGTAGTGGAGTACCTCTCCATTGTACGTGCATCGAGACCCCTCTCCTGATAGCTCCTAGATTTCCCTCTAAGCTCTACTAAATTAACCCTAGGGTTAGGTACCCTGTAATCGTTTATGTCACTCACAGGGCTTCCTACGCCGTCTGGTGAGGGGGTAAACGTAGCACATGCGAAACAGTAGCTAGACCCATCTTCATTGTAGGACAACGCATCACTAGATCCACAATCATTACACTTCTGGTGTAGCTCCACAAAAGCCATCAGTGTACCTCCTTACTAGCACCGAAACGAGAAAGGTAACGAGCCTCTAGTTGCTTATCATCCATCGCTTCAAACTCCATCGCAAAAAGATTAAACAACATGTTCATTGCCTCCATGTAGTTGATGTTGTACATATGATCTTCAGTTAACTCTTCAATCATACGAGTACGTTCTGCTTGTTCCATGTTACCTCCTATTATAAAAGTAATATGTATTAGTAATACTTAATACTAATGCATAGTACTTACTGTATAGACTATATAGATTAGTATACCACACTACGCTTTCTTTTGCCAATGGATTTGTCGGCACTATTACCTCTTGATTTACTGCGTGGTTTGTGCGTCTTAACATATCGGCGTGTATTCCTTGCCATACCTTATCTCCTCCACATCGTTAATATGATCCAAGAAAGCACGTAGCTTACCTGAACGCTTGAGCTTTTGCAGCGCTTGGTACTCAATGTTACGCACCATCTGACGACTGATACCTAACTCGTCAGCAATCTCTTGGTGTGTCATGTAGTACGTAAGATAACTACCCTTCTTCGCCACTATCACGCTCCTCTTTGTACTTGGAGATATCGTCCTCGTGATACTCCTCTGCATAGTCCCAGATACAACGATCACCTTCCCAATAGTCTTGGTAGTCGTCGTGCCATACTTCCCACGTTTCCTTACCCATAATAAATCTCCTATTACCCGAACCTAATTACTTTACATGCTCAACAATAACCTGCGTGGTGTCATGCTTGTAGCATAGTAAACAATCCATACACTTCTGTCCAGTGCAGTTAGCTTCCCCATCATACGACTCCGACACGTTGTTGAATACACGGTCGAACCCACGCGGTGGAGATGACATCACGTTATCAATTGTCGGATTACTATAAACAAGAATCATATTATCAGGTACATGATGCAGATTCTTACGCACAATACCCACACGCTTAGTCCACAAAGCAAACGTAGAGTGCTTATTGTCACTAGCTATCGCACATAAATTACGGAAGTGCTGCTCGTTTATTAGCTCTCCATGCCCATGAAACCGCACGAATGCACCGGAGGTACGAGGCAGAATGAACTCAGCATCACTCGCAAGTACGTCACTATTCCTCTGGAACGCTGGTTGGCAGTTCTTCCTATAACTAGAAAGCATACTCATGCTGTAGCACTTTCCGCATATCTTGTCGGCATCGGGTTTACTAGACTCCTTGATACAGAACGGGTTCGTCGCTGTGTTGGTATTGATTGCTTGTATACCGTCCAGCTTACCCGTCATCTTACTTACACTAACGGTCGGGATCATAGACCACCTCCTCTCTGATTACACGGCACTCTTCGCCGTCCTTGATATAAGCATCGCAAAAATACTTTGCATGGTCAAGTGAAGAGTAGTGGTCACACCCATCCGGTGATCTCTCTACCCATTCCCATACATTACGATCAAACTTTTGCACAATAAAATTTGTACCAATCATTTACACCTCCACATCATAGACCTTGGTGGTCTCTTCATCTTCATCACGGAACACCTGCACATCGTCCTCGTTCCAGTCAATAGTACAATCCAACTCGTTGATAGCGAAGTCCATTGCAGCTTGTTCCGCATCATCCTCATCACGAGCCTTGACATTGACACGACGACTGACAGTGATAGTCACATCGAACACGTACACATGCTCCTTCATCTTATCATGGATCTCATCCAGCTTCACTACTGCATCGTGAAGTAATACTTCTAGCTCCTCGAACTCAGTGTTAAGCGGACTGTTAACCACATCGTACTCAATGGCACTACGTATCGTATTGATGCGCCGACGATGCTCCTCTACTTCTTCCCTACTTGTTAAGAGATATGTACTCATAGTCCTTCAACTCCTCGTATGTTAAGTTACATTGCTGTTCATGTATATCCTTCATCTCTGAAAGGAACCGTTCGCATTCCTCCACTGCCACAATATCAATGAGACCTATCATGTCATCGAACTGTGTAAACGGAGCGGCTTCATTGAACTCTCTGTAAGCCCGCATAGATTTAACCTTCAACTTCAATATGTTGCTAGTCATATTACTCCTCCCAATCATCACAACACTTCTTACACATATACAGACTGCACCTGCCCTGTATACCTAAGTCCAAGCGAGCGGCAATAAGTATCTCTCTCGTCCACACGTCCTCATCTGGAAAGAGATCCTGAACCAGTCGCTTACCATTAATGTACCAGTTCCATGCATCACCGTCAACGATGCGCGAATGCACATCACCACATGACATACACCTAGCTGATACCTTCTTCTTGTTAAACAGATCTATTACTTCTCCCATAGTACTTCTCCATTAACTCTTCCACGTTATCTTCCCAACAAGGCACACAGATGCAGTCACCGTTGTCCTCTTGGTATACCTCTTTCTCATTGCGAAACAGCTCATCGCACACAACACACTCAAAGACCATAGACATTAGAACATCTCCTCCGCTATCTCTAGCATCATCTCAATCTCATCAGGACTACTCCACTCGTCAGGGTACGGTGACATGTCCTGTGCTGTTCGTATCAACTCCATCATCTCAGGTGGATAGATAGGACTGCGCCTACACGTCATCAGCGGTGGCTCGAAACCAAACGCACCACACCCATGCACCACAAACAACTGAACAGCCTCCTTGTATGACGCTCCCTCCACATCATGAAGCTCGTCATGATCCCACGGTTCACCACAATGTCTGCAATGAATATCCATACATCACCTCTCATTGATGTAATGAAGATTATCTTCCGGACCGTCGTTGTAACTCTCGCTCCAACGCTCTTCATCCAAGATGTCGATTAGATCCATACGAAGATCAGCAAGCGTACTGAATATCTCAGGATACCTGTCGAACGCTCGCGGATTTATAGTTAACACTGACGACATTGCATCAACAGCAACACGCAATGCATCCAGCTTTTTCTGTGTATTTTCCATCAGTCAAACCTCCCAACACGTTGATTACCTACGCTGTCCTTGATGCCGAATATCGAATAAGGATACGCCCACATCGTCCACCCGTTGAAGTCAACACGAGCGAACGGATCAAGCGGCTCATCTTCTGGTGCACGATACACACCATCATCATCAATGTCACCACGCCAGTGATCATTGAAGCCGCCCATACCATACATGGCGTTCATCTCATCAGCTACTGTACTGATACCGCCACCTTCAAACCTTGCCGCTACCACACCACGTGCAAAGAATTCAGGGACGATACCCAACCACTCACGATCAGCGCGATCGTCGAAATATTGAATCATCATAATAACGTCTCCATTTTTAACCCTAGGGTTAGTTTGTGATGCGCCACACGTCCGCATATAACGCAAACGAATGACCACCAAACCTATTATCTCATATGGTTATAATGGTGTCAAGTCACATTCACAGTATGAATGTCATCGACTTTTTACAGGCACAAAAAAGCCCCAATTAAGGGGCTTTAAAGGTTACTACTACGGTGTGGCGGGTTGTTAGTGCTTGCTAGGTACAGCGGACCATACCTTATCGAACGTCTCTCGATTGGTGCTCAATTGCTGGATAAGGTTAAAGACTTCATCCGGCGTGTGAGAGTGCTTTTTACAGTTGGCGATGTAACCCGCTAATAGTTCCAGCGGATTTTGTGAATCCTTATCGAGTAACTCTCCCGACTCCGATTCAGTCTCAGTCGACTCCGATTCAGTCTCAGTCGATGGTGGCGTTAGCGCTTCCGCTAATCCTTTCACCGACTTGATACCGTTCTCGTCGATCAGACGATGAAGCAGTGCTTTACCTTCATCCGGTGTCGATACTCCCCATGCTTCACAAAGCTTTTTATCAAGGCTAAACGCTACCTTAAACAGTCGAGTAACCCGACTTGCCGCATTGGCCGCGCCTTTACCCTCGCCGCCTTTCTCAACTGATCGGTCAGTGTAGTACTCGATCAGACTAGCGCGGATAGGTTTTAGGTCAGCCTTGGTTACGTCTTTCGTATCGATCAATTTAACGATCTTATCCAATTCAGACTGGCGCGCCTTATCGATAGCTTTATCAGCTGAAGCGATGGCGGTTCGTACGGCTACGGCTATAGCGTTAGCCTTATGTTCAATTTGTGTCATATCAAATAATCCTTTTATTTAGGGCAACATTACCCAATACCGATTCTCGCATATAAGCACAATGTGGTCAACTGTTTAACCCTAGGGTTACTTTATATAGGTCCATCACAGACTCACACTCTTTACTGTATGGATGCACAGTACTGTATAGATGTACAGCACTGGTTATCTGTACAGTACTGTATAAATGTACAGGGGGAGGGGATTTTGCAGCACATCGCGGGCAGGGTACTGCTCAGACACAAAAAAGAGCAAAATTGGAAGACGTTATTGCTAGTACTTTTAGTTATATATCAATAATTTACTATAATCCTGGGGCATAAGACTAATCTGCACTGTAAAATCACAGAATCTGCACTGTAAATACAATGTTTTTTCCCTACAGGGGTTGACAAATGTTAAAAAGTATGCTATAATATACGTATATATAGAACTATAACGGAAAGTACGATGCATTAGGACTTAGTACTTATGCATATTACCCACAAGTATAGATAACAAACCCAAAAGCAATCTAGGTAGAGCCTATACAGTATGGAAAACAAAAAGAATCCTGTTGGTAGACCTAAAAGAAGTTCTGTTTCTAGTAAAACGAAGGGTAACAGGAAGTCTGTTGGTCGTCCTAAGGGCGATGCAGCTATAATAAACGAGTATAAGGCAAGGATGTTAAACTCGCCTCGCTCTCGCGCCGTGATGGATGCGATATTTGATGCAGCATTAGACCCAGAACATAAGAATCAGTCAGCAGCGTGGAAGTTAGTGATGGATAGAATCCTTCCTGTTGCTGCATTTGAAAAAGATATTGTTAAGGATGGTGGTAGAAACGCTATTCAGATTAACATTACAGGTGTCGGTGCTGTCGATGTCGAACAACCCACAACAATTGAAGGGGAAGTAGTAGATGAATCTTAAGCATTTTGATTCTTCAGAGTTCAACTGTCAAGTTACTGGCACCAACAACATGGAACAAGAGTTCCTAGAAAAGTTAGACGAGTTAAGAGGGGCATGCGGGTTTCCTTTCACGATCACCAGTGGGTATCGACACCCGACTGAGCATCCGATAGAGGCTAAGAAAGATGTACCCGGAACACATGCCCAAGGGATCGCGGCGGATATAAAAATAACAAGCGCCGTGTTTCGCCTTAAAATTGTAGAGGAAGCTCTTCGTCTAGGCTTCACAGGCATTGGCATTGCTGATGACTTTGTACATGTGGATACACGCGGGACAACACCCGTCATGTGGACATATTAGTGGATCTTAATATAGAACTACTGCCGTGGCAACAACAAGTCTGGGCAGACGACACAAGATTTAAAATAGTAGCTGCTGGGCGACGTACAGGTAAGTCTAGGTTAGCAGCATGGTTATTAATTGTTAACGCACTACAGGCGGACAGAGGACATGTATTTTACGTCGCACCTACTCAGGGACAAGCCAGAGACATCATGTGGACCACCCTTCTCGATCTTGGGCATGAAGTTATCAGTGGTAGTCATGTTAATAATCTTCAAATTAAGCTTGTTAATGGAGCCACTATCAGTCTCAAGGGAGCCGATAGACCAGAAACCATGCGAGGTGTCAGCCTCAAGTTCTTAGTAATGGACGAGTACGCTGACATGAAGCCTGAGGTATTTGAACAAATCCTGAGACCTGCTTTGGCTGACCAGAAGGGTTCTGCAATGTTCATAGGGACACCTATGGGACGCAACCATTTTTATGAGTTGTACAAATATGCGGAGTTAGACGATGATCCGACGTACAAAGCTTGGCACTTTACTTCTTATGACAATCCATTATTGGACCCGGACGAAATTGATATTGCTAAAAGGTCTATGTCTTCTTATGCGTTTCGCCAAGAGTTTATGGCGTCGTTTGAAGCACGTGGGTCAGAAATGTTTAGAGAGGACTGGGTCTCTTTTAGCGAAGACAGACCTGAAATAGGAGATTACTACATTGCCGTTGACTTGGCGGGTTTTGAAGAAGTCAACAAGAAGAAGACTAAGAATTCCAAGCTTGACGACACAGCGATCGCCGTGGTTAAGGTCAATGAGCATGGTTGGTATGTTGACAATATTATATACGGTAGATGGTCACTTGACGAGACAGCACTTAAAATATTTCAGGCCGTTAGAGATTACCGTCCCGTATCGGTTGGAATCGAAAGAGGTATTGCTAAACAAGCAGTAATGTCTCCTTTGATGGACATGCAGAAACGCTATGGCATGTTCTTTAGAGTAGAAGAGTTGACCCACGGCAATAAGAAGAAAACAGATCGTATCATGTGGGCATTGCAAGGACGATTTGAAAACGGATACATAACGCTAAACAAGGGAGAGTGGAACAGCAGGTTTCTTGACCAGTTGTTTCAGTTTCCAGACCCATTAACCCACGATGACTTGGTTGACGCTTTAGCATACATTGACCAGTTAGCAAATGTGGCTTACGACTACGATTACGAAATCGAAGACCACGAAATCTTAGACGTAGTAGCAGGATACTAATATGAGTGATTTATACGAAAACGAGCCTCTGATGATCCAAGAAGCCCTAGAAGACTGGGTTATTAACAAATGTGAAGATTGGAGGGATTATTACGAAAGCAATTATGAAAACAGATTTGAAGAGTATTATAGACTATGGCGTGGCATCTGGGATCCTGCTGACAGCCAGCGTGGGTCTGAGCGTTCCCGTATTATTTCTCCTGCACTTCAACAGGCAGTTGAGTCTAATGTAGCGGAACTAGAAGAGGCTACGTTTGGACGTGGCAAGTGGTTTGATGTAAGCGATAATCTTGGTGACACAGACCGTCAAGACGTGCAGTTTCTTCGTAATAAACTTATGGAAGACTTCGAAGACTGTATGGTACGTAAAGCAGTAGCAGAGTGTCTTATCAATGCTGCTGTGTTTGGTACAGGTATTGGTGAGGTTGTAATTGAAGAAATGAAAGAGATGGCTCCTGCCACTCAACCCCTTATGGGAGGAGACCTTCAAGCAGTAGGAGTAAGCATTACTGACCGTGTCAAGGTAAAACTTAAACCTGTACTACCACAAAACTTTTTGATTGATCCTATAGCTACGTCTGTAGAAGATGCACTAGGTGTTGCAGTAGATGAATTTGTCAGTATGCACCAAGTAGAATTACTACAAGAACAAGGTGTTTATCGTGATGTATTTGTTGGTCCTGCTGCACCGGACACTGATTTAGAGCCTGACCAAGACATTACAATTTACAATGACGACAAGGTACGACTGACTAAGTACTATGGTTTAGTGCCACGAGAGCTTTTAAACGCCGCCACAGGCGACGAAGACGAAGAAACGTTAGTAGATGATGAGTCTGATTCTCGTTACGTAGAAGCTGTTGTGGTGATTGCTAACGGCGGTATTCTTCTTAAGGCTGAAGCTAACCCTTATATGATGATGGATCGTCCTGTTGTTGCGTTTCCTTGGGACGTAGTACCCGGACGCTTCTGGGGTCGTGGAGTATGCGAAAAAGGTTACAACAGTCAAAAAGCACTTGACACAGAGCTACGTGCTAGAATCGATGCACTAAGTCTTACTATACACCCAATGATGGCTATTGATGCAACTAGGTTACCACGCGGTTCTAAACCTGAAGTACGTCCCGGCAAAATGGTTTTAACTAATGGAGATCCTCGTGAAGTACTCCAGCCTTTCAACTTTGGTCAAGTTAACCAAATTACTTTTGCTCAAGCCGGAGCACTGCAGCAAATGGTACAGCAAGCAACAGGAGCCGTTGACTCAGCAGGAATTGCAGGTCAAGTTAATGGTGAGGCTACTGCCGCTGGTATCAGTATGTCTCTTGGCGCTATTATTAAACGTCATAAGCGGACACTAATTAACTTCCAACAGTCGTTCCTGATTCCTTTTGTCAAGAAAGCAGCCTATCGGTACATGCAGTTTGATCCAGAGAACTATCCTGTAGCTGACTATAAGTTTAATGCTAGTAGTACGCTGGGCATTATCGCTAGAGAGTATGAGGTTACTCAGTTAGTACAGCTATTGCAAACTATGGGTAAAGACTCACCACTTTATACAACATTAATACAATCGGTTGTAGACAATATGAACCTCTCTAATCGTGAGGAATTGTTATTAGCTATGCAACAAGCTATGCAACCAAACCCACAAGCACAACAAATGCAAATGCAAGCACAACAAGCACAAATGGCATTCCAACAATCACAAACTGCAGCATTGTCTGCTCAGGCACAAGAGTCACAAGCTAGGGCTGCTAAATTGGCAGCAGAAGCTCAGGTAGTTCCTCAGGAGCTAGAGATTGACAAGATTAATGCTATCACCCGAAACCTTCGTGAAGGTGACGCTGAAGATAAAGAGTTTGAGCGACGTATGAAAGTTGCTGATACTCTCCTCAAAGAAAAGCAGATAGAAGGTAAAACCAATGTTAATAACGCAGAAAGAAATGCAACTCCTGCTAGACCAGATCAACCACAAGTTCAGCGACCAGTTCGCCCGGTTGGACCAGCTGGAAACCAAGGTGGAGGAACTCAGTAATGCCCAAGTCAAAGGACCCAAAACTAGCACGAGCGGGCGTAAGCGGGTACAACAAGCCAAAGCGGACGCCTAGTCACCCGACTAAGAAGTTTGTAGTAGTAGCCAAAGAAGGCGACAAAACCAAGACCATACGTTTTGGTGACGCCAAGATGACTATTAAAAAAGATCAACCTGCACGTCGTAAGTCGTTCAGAGCACGTCACAAGTGTGACACAAATCCACCTAGTAAACTAACAGCACGATATTGGTCGTGCAAAAAATGGTAAGGAGATAGTTATGCCAATGGGACCGGGAACATATGGAAGCAGAGTAGGACGACCGCCTAAAAAGAAAGGAATGGGTAAACCCATGTCTACTGCTGACTTCAATAAAAAAATAGCTGCAATTAAAGCAAACACTAAGTTAACTGCTGCTCAAAAGAAAACACAAATAGATAAAATGATGAAAACTAGAGTTGCTCGTAAAAAAGCTGGCGAGCCTATGAAAGCAAAAATGCCAAGGAGATAACTATGCCGGGTAAAAAGAAAAAAGTTAAAAAGCCTTATGGCTACTAAAAAAAAGAAAGCTAACGACGCTTGTGCGCGTAAGGTTAAGTCTAGATACAAAGTCTGGCCTTCCGCGTACGCTTCTGGTGCAGTAGCCAAATGCCGAAAGGTAGGAGCTAAAAACTGGGGTAATAAAAGTGGCCGTAAGAAAAAGTAAAAAGGGCGCTGCTCTTAAAAAGTGGTTTAAAGAAGAGTGGGTAGACGTTAAGACAGGTAAACCCTGTGGACGTAAATCTGCAAAGGGCGATAGCAAACGTCCTTATCCTTCTTGTCGGCCTAAAGCCGTTGCCGCTAAAATGACTAAAGGTGAGAAGGCTTCATCTGCACGTCGTAAAACAGGGCCAACTAAAATTAAACATGCAGTAACAGCATCAGGACGTAGAAGAAAAACTTCTAAAAAGTCTTGACAAATGCATAAAAGTATGGTATAATATAACTATATAATATAATAACAGAGGAAATTATGACTCCCGAGCTTGAAACTTACTTCAACAACTATAACGAACTCTTCAACCACGAAGGTTTCAAACAACTCGTACAAGAGCTTTCCAATAACGCAACGCAACTAGCAGACATTCAAACAGTAAAAGATCAGGAAGATTTGTACTTTCGTAAAGGTCAAGTAGCTGCTTTTGCAACTGTCATTAATCTACAGGCGACGATCGAAGCTGCTCGTGATCAAGCCGAAGCAGAAGAACAAGAACCAGTAGATGTATAAGATATATGACTTCCGTTGTACTAACGGACACGTCTTTGAAGAAATGGTAGAGAGTAACGTCACAACCAGTAGGTGCGGTTGCGGCGCGAATGCTACACGTATGGTATCTGCCCCGTCCTTTCACTTAAATGGCGCTGATGGTTCATTCCCCGGCGCGCATATAAAATGGGTCAAAGAGCACGAAAAAGCAGGTAATAAACAATAACATCTCCATAATGATAACGATCACGGAGCTTAATTATGTCTAGAGCAACGATTCTAGATCCCCGTCCTGAAGAGGAAAACGCGGATCAAATCGAACAAAACGAAGTAGAAGAGATTCAACAAGAAGCAGTAGCCGAAGTTGAGCAACCTCAGCCAGAAGAACCTAGCTTACCAGAGAAGTACCAAGGTAAGTCTTTAGAAGAAGTTGTACAGATGCACCAAGAAGCTGAAAAGCTATTAGGTCGTCAGTCTTCTGAAGTAGGCGAACTTCGTAAAGTTGTGGATGACTACATCAGTACTCAAACACAACCTACAGCACCTCAACAGCAACACGTTGAGCCTGAAGATGATATTGATTTTTTTACTAATCCTCAAGGCGCAGTAAATCGTGCTATTGAGAATCATCCTAAAATTAAAGAAGCGCAAGAGTACTCAATGCAGTACAAACAGCAAGCATCCCTTGCTACGCTTCAAGCTAAACATCCAGACATGCAGACGATCCTTAGTGATCCTAAGTTTGCAGAATGGATTAAGGCATCTAAGATTAGGACTCAGTTGTTTGTAGCAGCTGACCAACAGTACGACGCTGACTCTGCGGACGAACTCTTCTCACTCTGGAAAGAGCGAAAGACAGTAGCCCAGCAGACTGCCCAAGTTGAAAAACAGGCACGTAAGCAGACACTCAAGGCAGCTAATACAGGCAACGCACGAGGCACTGGTGAGGGTTCCCGTAAGAAAACATATCGCAGGTCCGACATTATTAAACTAATGAAAACAGACCCCGAGCGTTACCAAGCATTGTCAGATGAGATACTGACAGCATACGCGGAGGGTCGGGTCAAATAATCTAAAGGAGATTAATCATGGCTGGCGAAACTTCCGGAACTTATTTCACAGCAAATGCTGTGGTAGACAAAACAGCAGCAGGTACTTTCATTCCAGAAATCTGGAGTGACGAGATCATTGCTGCATACCAAAAGAACCTCAAGATGGCTCCTCTTGTCAAGCGCATTCAAATGTCTGGCAAGAAAGGCGATGTAATCCACATCCCTAAGCCTACTCGTGGTTCAGCTTCTGCTAAGGCGGAATCAACTGCAGTAACAATCCAAGCGAACCTTGAGTCAGAGTTGCAGATCAGTGTAGATCGTCACTTTGAGTACTCACGTCTGATCGAAGACATCGTTGAAGTACAGGCTCTCAACAGCCTTCGTCAGTTCTACACAGAAGATGCTGGCTACCAGCTTGCTCTTAAGGTAGACACTGACCTTATCAACGCTGCTACTGGCTTCGGTGACGGTACTCGTACACAGTCTCCAGCTAACACTGGTGCTAACTGGGTTAACAGCAACAGCTATTACTTCAATGCTGCAACTGGTATTGATGCTTATGCTGTTGACACTGTAACTTCAGGTGACAACTTCACTGACCTTGGCTTCCGTGAGGCTATCAAGCTGATGGACGACGCTGACGTTCCTATGGAAAACCGTGTCCTCGTTATCCCACCAGCAGTACGTAAGTCTATCATGGGCATCGACCGTTACGTGTCTTCGGACTTCGTAGGCGGACGTGGTGTAGAGTCTGGCCTTATTGGTAACCTCTACGGCGTAGACATCTACGTTTCAAGCAACGCTCCAGTACTTGAAGTAGCAGCACAAAACACTGCTTCTTCTGCTGACACTCGTGGTTGTTTGTTCTTCCACCAAGATGCTCTTGTAATGGCAGAGCAAATGGCTGTCCGTTCACAGACTCAGTACAAGCAGGAATACCTGTCAACACTGTTCACTTCGGACACTCTGTACGGCGTAGAAACATACCGTCCAGAAGCTGGCTTCATCCTCGCAGTTTGCGACGAGTAAGTCCACTAGGGGGTCAGCAATGGCCCTTTTTTAAGCAGTTCAAGAGGGAAAGGCACTGCACTGCTTAGTACCTCTTATTTCTCGTGCAGGAGAAAGTATGAAAACATGTAGTGCATGTGAGGTGCAAAAACCTTACAAAGAATTCCATAAAAACTCATATGCTAAAGACGGTTTACAAACACGGTGTATAGAGTGCAGAAGAAAGCTCGAAACAACAAAAGATTATCGTGCTATCTACATTAATGACAACAAATGGCGTTTAAAACAACTTTACCACGCAGCTAAAG